CTTGGGAAAGAACGGCCGCAGCCGCTCCATCTGCTCGTTCGTCAGCCAAAACAGGTCACTCATCCCGGTCTCCTTGCGGAGCCTGAATCAGATCGCGACGCTCACATCAATGGGTCCTGACCCTAAACAGCAGCATGCCAAGTCGCCGATGGGAATGTTTTTCAAGCATCATCATTGATGGTTCTGCGAATCATCGCTCTCGCAACCAGCATCGAGCGCCCGTCCTGCCTACGACGGGCGCAGACTTTCAGCCACACGCAACCATTCTCGCAATCGTAGAGTCCCTCTCTACGATTGCGGCCCCCTAGCGGCTGTCACCACCCGCCGCCGACATGGCCGGCGATGTCCACCGCCCCCGCCAGCTCCAACGCGATCGACCTGTCGCGCTTCCCGGCGCCGACCATCGTCGAGCAGCTGACGTTCGAGCAGATCCTCGCCGAGCTGGTCGAGTCCCTGCGCGCGCGCCTGCCGGCCTTCGATGCGCTGGTCGAAAGCGACCCGGTCATGAAGCTGCTGCAGGTGGTCGCCTACCGCGAGCTGCTGTTGCGCCAGGGCGCCAACGACGCCGCACGCCAGCTGATGGTCGCCTACGCGCTCGGCACCAATCTGGATCATCTCGCGGCTCTGGTCGGCGTCATCCGCCTGCCGGGCGAGGCCGACGACGCCCTGCGCCAGCGCGCGGTCCTTGGCCCGGAAGGTTTCTCGGTCGCCGGCCCTGAGCTGGCCTATATCTACCACGCCAAGTCGGCGGACCCCGGAGTGCTAGACGCCAGCGCCATCTCGCCGGCTCCCGGCGAGGTTCTGGTCACCGTCCTGTCGCGGGAAGGCGACGGTGCAGCCTCGGCCGCGCTGCTCGATGCCGTCCGCGAGCGGGTAAATGCGCGCGAGGTCCGCCCGCTCGGCGACCTGGTCACCGTCGCCAGCGCCGAGATCCGCACCTTCGCAGTGCACGCCACCCTCTACACCTTCGCCGGCCCTGACCGCTCGCTGGTGCTGACCGCTGCCCGCGAGCAGCTGGACGCATACCTCGCCGAATGCCGGCTCCTGGGCCGCGACGTGACCATGTCCGGCCTCTACGCCGCGCTGACCGTCCCCGGCGTCCAGCGCGTCGTGCTGGCCGCGCCCACTGCCGACGTCGTCTGCGACTATACGCAGGCAGCCTGGTGCACCGACATCGTCATCGCTCACGGCGGCTATGACGCCTAGCCTGCTGCCTCCCAACGCAACCCCGCTGGAACGCGCGGCCGAAACGGTGACCGCGCGCATCGGCGACGTGCCCTTTCCGGTCGAAGCGCTGGGCGATCCGCAGCGGATCCCGCTGCGGTGGTTGCCGTGGCTCGCCTGGGGCCTGTCGGTCGACAGCTGGGACGACGATTGGAGCGAAGCGGAAAAGCGTGCGGCCGTTGCCGGCTCGATCGCGCTGCACCGGATCAAGGGCACCCGCGCGTCGGTGGAGACCGTGCTGGGCCGCTTCGACCGGTTGCTGCACCTGGTCGAATGGCATCAGGCGGCGCCGCGCGCGGATCCGCACACCTTCGAGGTTCGCCTGCCGATCGCCGGCGACGGCGTGGAGCCCGGCGGCCGCCGCGCCACCGCGGCCTTTGCCGAAGCCATCATCCGCGAAGTCTCGCGGGTGAAGCCGGCGCGCGAGCATTTCCGCCTGGTGCAGACGCTCGGGCTTGAGGGCGCGATCGGCATCCAGGGCGTCGCCCGCCTCACCGGCGCCGTCCGCCAGGACATGGCCGCCAACTTCGACACCTCGCCGGCCTGGGCCGCCTTCCTCCAGACCGAGGATGGCGAGCCGCTGCAAGACGATGCCGGCGCCTTTGTGGACACCGCACCATGAGCAAGCTCGCCCTCACCATCACCCAGGCGGGCCATTCCCGCTTTACCGCGGCCCAGGTCGACGACGACATCGACCTGTCGATCAGTGCGGTCGGCCTCTCCGATCGCGCGTTCGTCGCCGCTCCCACGCTCACCGCCCTGCCGGGCGAGTTCCGGCGCGTGTCGACGATCTCAGGCGAGGCCATCGGCGACAACGTCGTGCACATGGTCGTGCGCGACGCGGATCCGCTCGCCTACACCGTGCGGAGCTTCGGCCTGTTCCTGGCCGATGGAACGCTGTTCGCCACCTACGCCCAGGCCGATCCGCTGTTCGAGAAGTCGGCGCTGTCCGACATGCACCTCGCGATCGACATCGCCTTCCCCACTGGCAACGTCGAGCAGCTGACGTTCGGCGACACTAACTTCCTCAACCCGCCCGCGACCACCGCCACTCGCGGCGTCGTCGAGCTGGCGACGCAGGAGGAAGTCGACACCGGCGAGGACACGGAGCGCGTCGTCACCCCGCGCACGCTGGCACAGCGGCTTGCCGGTTGGGCGGGCGGGCTGCTCGGCCGCCGGATCACCGGCGCTGGCCTCGCCACCGGCGGCGGCGACCTGACTGCCGACCGCACCATCACCGTGCCTGCGGCCTCCGCTGCCGAGGCGGATGCGGGCACGATCGCCAGCAAGGCGCTGACGCCCGCCAGCATCGTCAACATCATCGCCTCGATTACCGCGCGTGTGCCGCTCACCCGCCGCATAGACACCGCAGGCCTGGCGCTCGGCGGCGGGGCGCTCGGCACCGACCAGACGATCTCCGTGCCGGCCGCGACATCCGAGCAGCTGCTCTACGCCACCGCCGCCAATGTCGCGGTCACGCCGCAAAGCTTTGGCGGTCTGGCGCACCTGCTGGAAGCGAACGGCTACTGGACGCTACCCGGCGGGCTCATAGTCCAGTGGGTAAACTACCGCGCGGTTCTCGCCGACGAACCGGCAGTGACGGTCAACTACCCGCTCGCCTTCCCCAACCGCTGCCTGGTCGCGAGCGCCACCGCCTTCATCAACGCGCCGTCCGCGGCTCGGGACTCCTGGGCGCAGGTCGCCGGCAATCCCGGCCGCACCTCGTGCGTGATCCAGCTGCAGGCCGACGACCAGAACGATCGCGTGGTCGACGGCTTCACCCTCCTCCTGATCGGTTACTGACATGGCGAAGATCTCCGAACTGCCCCCCCTGGTGGAGCCCACCGGCAACGAAACCGTGGTAGTCCTGGATGGCGGCGCGACTAAGCGCGTGCCGATCGCCGGACTTGCCAGCGCTGCGGTGGCGCCCCAGGTCGCGCGTGCACTCGCCGCTCAGATTGCAGCGGAAGGCGCCGTCTCGCCGTTCAAGGCGAAGCTGGGTGCAGATCTCAGCGACGTGACGACGCTGGTTGCTGGCACCACCGCGCCCGACAGCCAGACGGCCGGAACTCCGATCTTCATCTCCGAGGCCAGGACGGTGCGGGCTGGGCTTCCCACCGAGATCAGCTTGCGCATCGCTGGCGCGGGCACCGGCGAGCTGGCCCTGCTCGCTCCGGTCGGCGATGCCTTCGACTTGCGCGTGGTGCGCAACCTTGGCGTCGTGACGGTGGCTGCAGGCGTAAACACCTTCCGGCTGCCCGCGGACATGCCGATCCTGCCCGCCGGATCAGTGGCCGTCTACAAGCGGCTGACGGGAAGCCAGAACCTGCGCGATGATCCCGGCGGAGTAGGTATGCGCGGGATTCCCATCACGACCGCTCTCTCTGAAGGTGCGGTTATCACCCCTGGCGCAGTCGTGAGCTTCACCCTCGCGATCGCGCTGAAGATCCTCGCCGCCCCCGCACCGATCGAGGGGCGCCTTGCGAACGCGGAAGCCGCCGTGGCTGACGTCCCGGACGTGAAGAACAAGCTGGGCGAGCCCGGCCGGGTCACTGCCGCCTATGGGTACAGCATCGACCCGCAAGCGCCTCTCAAGGAGGTTGCCCGCGGCCGAACGAACTACATCAATCGGCCGCTGAAGGCTGGCGACCGTTTCCTCGGCTTTGAAGTTACGGTCACTCAAGCCGGCGGTGGCTCAATCATAGTATCTACCCCGGTTTACGATGCTTCCGGGGCATTGGTTCAGGCCCGCCCCATCGCGATCTATGACGTGATGCTTGAGGTGGGGACGAGCTTCCTCGCCCACACGGGCGATCCGGCATTCCCCGATTCCCGCTACCCCGCCGGATCGCTTGTCGGATTCTTCTGCGACACGGCCATTCTCGCATATGCTGAGACACTTGCTCCCGAGGGGCCGGTCTACCGCCACCAGAGCGGCAAGCCTGTTCTAGCCGTCGCCAAGGCGGTCGACACCCTGACCTATTCCCCGGCGATCAAAGCCCGCATTGACGGCATCGCCGCGGTCGCGCCCCGCCTCGCCAAGGTCGAGCAGCGGGTCGCATCGCTTGAACAGGCCGGTGTCGGAACGTCTCCGCAGCCGCTCCCGATCGGCGCGGGCAAGTATCCGCCGTTCTCGCCCGGCAACGCCTATTTCCGGTGGCTGTTGAAGCGCGCTCGGATCGAACGGAATATCACGACCGCTATTGGTCGCATCGTCATGATCGGCTCTTCGTCGGTAGCGCGCGCCGCCATGCCACAGGCGCTTGCGGACCGGCTTGTCCCCCAGCTCGGCTTGTCGGGGCAGGGCTGGCTCAGTGTGTCGGGCGTTGCGGCGCTGTCTCAGCCGATCAACGGCGGCACCTTCGCGCGGTCTGCGGGATGGACGCAGGTCGAGTTCGCGGGCCAGCTGGGGCTCGACGGCTTCGCGGTCACGACGAGCGCGGCGGGTGAGACGCTGGAGTGGGGCAACATCCCGTGCCGCTCCTTCGCGATCTATTCCGACGACGCCAGCGGCGCCTACGAATACTCGATCGACGGCGGCGCGAGCTGGACGCAGGTAGCCAGCGGCGGAACCGCTTCGCGGCGCAAGACGGTCACGCCCGCGCTTGCATCCGGCGCTCACCGGCTGATCGTGCGGTCCGTTGGCGCGGCCCCGCTGCGAATCCTGGGTGTCTATGCGCCCGGAACCGAGAAGGGGGTCGAGATCAGCCAGGCGGGGCACGGCGGCAGCGACAGTCTCAACTGGCGCGCGTTCTTCCCCGGTGTCGCGCCGATCCTGACCGAGATCGACCCCGACGTGGTGTTCATCGCGCTCACCTCCAACGACATGCGCGCGAACCGCTCGCCTTCGGCGTTCAAGACGAACATGCAGGAGTTCGTCGCAGGCGTCCGGGCAGCTGCGCCGACCGCCGCCGTGGAGCTGTTTGCGCAGCCCGACGTCTCCGGGACGTTCGCCTATGATCCGGCAGCCTATCGCGACAAGATGCGCGAGATCTCCGACGCCGACCCGATGGTCGAATACTACAGCGGCGCTGACGTGTTCGCCGACTATACGGTAATGCAGCCGCTGGGCGCTTTCGAGGACACCCTGCATCCCAACGAGTTGGGCAGCGCAGCGCTGATGCGGCGCTACGAGCGCGAGCGCCTCTAAGGCTCGGGCAAGTCGCAATCGTAGAGTGCGTCTCTACGATTGCCGCCCCCGTGACGCCGCAGCCCGGCCGCGCATGGTCGTTTTCGTGGCCGAACCTGTCGACACCCCCCGCCTGATCGGCGACCTGCTGCGCGAAGGCGTTGTGATCGAACGCGTCGGCGCGACGTGCCGTGTCGCCATCGGCGATCTCGAAAGCGGCCCCATTCCCTGGCTCGCCGGGCGTGCCGGCGACGCGACGATCTGGTCGCCGCCGAGCGTGGGCGAACAGGTCGCGGTGCTCTCGCCCGAGGGCGACATCGAACGCGCGATCGTCCTGCCCGGCATCTTCTCCGACGCGCACCCGGCACCCGGCGACGACACCACTCACATCGCGTTCTCGGACGGCACCTGGATCGGCTACGATCCCGGATCGGGCGAAGCCATGGTGGCACTCGGCGACGGCACCAGCTTGTCGATCGCGCCCGGCAAGATCCGCATCAACTGCGACGTCGAGATAGCCGGCAAGCTGACCGCAACCGACGACGTCGTCGGCGGTGGCAAGAGCCTGAAGGATCACGTTCACACCAAGGTACAGGCCGGCGGCGCCATCTCGGGGCCGCCGCAATGATCGGGATGAACGCCGCCACCGGCAAGCTGCTGGAAGGCATCGAGCATCTGCGCCAGTCGGTGCAGGACATCCTCGGCACGCCGCTCGGCACCCGCGTCGGCCGGCGCTGGTACGGCTCGCACATCCCCGAGCTGCTCGATCAGCCGATGAACGATCGCACGCGCCTGGCGCTGGTCGCCGCCGGCGCCCTCGCCCTGCAGCGTCAGGAGCCGCGGATCCGCGCCACGCGCATCACCGTCGAGACCGGCGCCACCGCCGGCGCCGCCGTTCTCCGCATCGTCGGCAAGCGGCTCGATGGCGCCCGCGCCGGCGCCCCGCTCACCCTCGCCATCCCCGTTCGCTCTGCCCGCGCTTCCTGAAAGGACCATCCATGGCCGACCGTTACCACCACGGCATTTCCCTGACCGAGATCTCCAACGCGCCGCGAATCATCGCGACCGTGGCCACCGCCGTCATCGGCCTGGTCGCGACCGCGCCCGCTGCCGCCGCTGACGCCTTCCCGCTCGACCGGCCGGTGTTGGTGCGCGATCTCGACGCCGCGATCGTCGCGGCCGGCGCCGGCGGCACGCTCGCCGCCACGCTGTCCGCAATCGCCGCTACCGTCCGCGCGCCCGTCGTCGTTGTGCGGGTCGCACCGGGTGCGGATGCCGCCGCTACGCAGGCAGCCATCATCGGCGCCGACGCGAACGGCCTGCGCACCGGCATGCAGGCGCTGCTCAGTGCCGAGGCGGTCACCGGCGTGAAGCCGCGGATCCTCGCCGCGCCTGGTCTCGAAAACCTGGACGTGACCACCGCCCTTGCGGAGGTGGCCGAGAAGCTGCGCGGCATGGCCTATGCCAAGGCGCTGGGCGAGGACGTCGCTGCCGTCGACGCCTACGCCTCCGGCTTCACCTCGCGCGCGCTCATGCTGCTGTGGCCGGACGTCACCGTCCGCCGCGCGGACGGCACCAGCGTGCCCAGCTTCGCCGCCGCCCACGCCGTCGCCATGCGGGCCCGGATCGACCAGGAGCAGGGCTGGCACAAGACGCTGTCCAACGTGCCCCTGCCCGGCATCACCGCCGGGACCGGCGTCATCGGCATCACCCGCGACGTCACCTTCGACATTCAGGATCCCGACTGCGACGCCAACGTGCTGAACGCGGCCAACGTCACCACCCTGGTGCGGATCAACGGCGAGCTGCGCTTCTGGGGTTCGCGCACCACCTCCAGCGATGCGAACTTCGCCTTCGAGTCCGCAACCCGCACCGCCCACATCCTCGCCGACACCATCGCCGCCGGCCTGGTCTGGGCGATCGACAAGCCGCTGACCCCTGGCCTCGCGCGCGACATCGTTGAGCAGTGCAACGCCAAGTTCCGCGCGATGAAGCTGGAGGGCGTCATCTACGGCGCGAAGGCGGTGTTCGATGCGGCCAAGAACCCGGTCGACAAGCTGCGCAGCGGCATCCTGACCATCGGCTATCGCTACACCCCGATCCCCCCGCTGGAGCGGCTGAACCTCGTCCAGGAGATCTCGGACGAGTTCCTGGCCGACTTCGCCAGCCTCGTTGCGGAGGGCTGATCGATGGAGATCCCCAACCGACTCCTGATCGTGCTCCTGGTCTTCGGCATCGTCATCGCCGCCCTGCTGTGGGGCTTCGGCATCGTACCCTGGTGGGCGGTCCCGATCATCGTCGTGGCCGCTCCCGGCGCCGCGATCAGCATCCTCGTCCTCCTGTTCTACGCGGCCTGGGTCGCGTCGGGCAGTCACTGACCCAACCGAAAGGACCGCCACATGAGCTTTCCCGAAAAACTGAAGAAGGCCGACCTGTACGTCGACGGCCGCTGGGTCGCCGAACACACCTCGGTCACCCTCCCCAAGCTCGGCCGCAAGCTGGAGGAGTTCCGCGGCGGCGGCATGGACCGCCCGGTCAAGATCGACATGGGCGGCGAGGCGCTGGAGGCCGAATGGGCCTGCGGCGGTTGGGTGCGCGATCTGATCATGGGCTTCGGCCACGAACGGCTCGAAGGCATCCAGATGCGCTTTACCGCAGCGGCCCAGGACGATGCCACCGGCACCGTCCACAGCTGGGAAGCGATCCTCGGCGGCCGTCACGAAGAGATCGACCTGGGCGAGAGCAAGGCCGGCGAGGACACGGAGATGAAGGGCAAGACTGCCGTCGTCTTCTACCAGCTCACCCGCGACGGCGAGGAGCTGGTCTACATCGACGTGCTCAACGCGATCGAGCGCATCGGCGGTGTCGACCGCATGGAAGCCCAGCGCAACGCCCTCGGCCGCCTCTGATCTCCGGCCCCGGCCGCGCGCCGGGGCCACCCCGCCCCCACGAAATCTAGGATCGTCCCATGTCTGCTGTCTTTTCCCGTTTCGCCCTCCAGGCCGCCATTTCTGTTGCTGGTGTCGTCGCGCACGAAGCCGGTGCCGAGATCGAGGTACGCAAGCCCGGTGCCGGCGAGATGCGCGGCCTTTCCGTCAACCCGCTCATCCAGGGCGACTACACCTCGCTCGAAACGCTCGCGGGCCGCATCACAAAGCCGGCGCTGACGAAGCCGCAGTTCGCCTCCATGGATCCCGCCGATCTGACGCAGTTCCACCTGGAAGTGCTCGATTTTTTGCTGCCGTCGAGCGCGAAGCAGGCCGTCTCCCCGACCGAGTAGAGCCCGTCATGGCGGACATCTGGTGGGTGCTGCGCGGACAGCCCGACCTGCAGGCGATGTCCGCCATGTCGCTCGCCGAACTGATGGACTGGCATCGCCTCGCGATCGAGCGCGCGCCCAAGAAGGAAAAATGACGTGTCCGATCGCGAGCTGAAGATCCGCATGCTGCTCGCGGCCAGCGATCGGGTGACGCGGCCGCTGCGCGACATCGCCGGCGGTTCGCGCGCCGCGACCGAGGCACTGCGCGGCACCCGCGAGCGGCTGCGCGAGCTGGACCGTCAGCAGGAGCAGATCCGGGGTTTCCGCGCCCTCAAGCTGGGCATGCGCGAAACCGAGCAGCAGATGCGCTCGGCACAGGCACGCGTTACGGCGCTCGGCCGCGAGATCGCCCAGACGGCCAATCCGACCCGGGCAATGACCCGTGAGTTCGAGAAGGCCCAGCGCGAGACCGCCCAGCTCGAACGACAGCACCAGAGCGAATCGAACCAGCTGCGCGAGCTACGCACCCGCCTACGTGACGCCGGCATCGAGACCCGCGACCTCGCCCGTCACGAACGCGAGTTGCGCGAGCGCTCCCGCGAGACCAACCGCGAGCTGGCCGAGCAGGAACGTCTCCTCGAACGCGTCGCGAGTCGCGAACAGCGCATGGGCGCCGCGCGCGAGCGGTTCAGCCGCACCATGGGTACCGCCGGCAATGTCGCGGGCGCCGGCATGGGAATGCTCGCCACGGCCGGCGCCATGGCGCTGCCGATCGTCGCCGGTGTCCAGGCGGCGCAGGAATACGAATCGAAGATGACCGACATCGGTCAAAAGGCGAACCTCGCGCGTGCTGCGACGGGTCGCATGGGCGCGGATTTGCTGAAAGCCGCGCGCGCCGCAAACCAGCTGCCGGAGGCGATGCAGGGAGGTGTCGACACCCTGTCGGGCTTCGGCCTCGATCCACGCCAGGCGACCGCGATGATGGTGCCGATTGGCCGCGCCGCCACCGCCTATAAGGCGGAGATCGCGGATCTCGCCGCCGCCAGCTTCTCAGCCCACGACAACCTGAAGGTGGCGCTGAACGACACCGGCCGCATGATCGACGGCATGGCAGCGGCCGGCAAGGCAGGCGCCTTCGAAATGAAGGATATGGCGCAGCACTTCCCGACGCTGACGGCAGCCTATCAGGGGCTCGGTCAGACCGGCGTCGCTGCTGGTGTCGACCTGTCGGCCGCGCTCCAGATCACGCGCAAGGGCGCCGGCGACAGCGCGACGGCCGCCGGCAACCTCAACAACGTCCTGCAGAAGATCACCTCGCCCGCGACGGTGCGGGCGTTCAAGAAGCTGGGCGTGGATCTGCCGAAGTCGCTGAAGAAGCTCTATGCCGAGGGCAAGACGCCTATCGAGGCGATCTCCGAACTGACGAACAAGACGCTGAAGGGTGACCTGTCGCGCTTGGGCTACCTGTTCGAGGATGCCCAGGTGCAGGCAGGCTTGCGCCCGCTCATCCAGAACATGGAGGAATATCGGCGGATCCGCAGCGAGGCGATGAATGCCAGCGGTACCACCGATACCGACTTTGCCGAGCGCATGCGCGACAGCGCCGAACAGACCAAGCAGCTCACCGTCAACGCCGCCACGCTCGGCATCCAGCTCGGCACGGTGCTGCTGCCCAGCGTCAACGATCTGCTCGGCAAGGCCGCCGCCATGGCGTCGCGCCTGGGCGACTGGTCGCAACGCCACCCCGCGCTGACGAAGGCGCTTGTCCTGGCGACGGTGGCGATCACGGCGCTTATGGGCGCCGCCGCGCTCCTGACCCTCGCTTATGCCGCCATGATGGGGCCGATGGCGCTGTTCGGCGCGCTGTCGACCGCCACAGGCATCGCCATGGCGCCGCTGATCGGCATCGTCCTGGGCGTCGTCGCCGCCGTCGCCCTGCTCGCCTATGGCGCGTACCAGGTCTACAACAATTGGGGCGCGATCAGCGGGTTCTTCGGCGGCATCTGGGAGCGCATCCGCTCGACCTTCACCTCGAACTGGGCGTTCATCCGCAACCTGCTGCTGGGCGCCCTGGTCATCTTCATGCCGCCCGTCGCTGCGCTGATGCTGGTCGCGAAAGCGGTCTACGACAATTGGGGCCGGATCCGCGCCGGTTTCATGGCCGGCGTCGCCTTCCTCGCTGCCGTCGTCGGCCCCTTGGTGCAGCCGCTCTACAATGCCTTGAACCTGGTCGGCGGCTTGGTCGGCCGGTTCTCGCAGATGGGCCTGCACCTGATCCAAGGCCTGGGTCGCGGAATCCTCTCCGGCGTCGGATGGGTGCTGAAGCTCATCACCAACGTCGCCACCACGATCGGCGGCGCCTTCGCCAAGGCGATGGGCATCCACTCCCCGTCGCGCGTGTTCATGGCCTATGGCGGACACCTCATGGCCGGGCTGCACAACGGCATCGACAACGACGCCGACGCGCCGGTCGCCCGCATGACCCGCCTGTCGCGCGACCTCACGCAAGCGCTGGCGGCGACGGCCGCAACCCCAGCCCTCGCCTCTGGTGCCGCTATGCCCGCCGCTGGCGGGGCGCAGGCGTCCGCAATGGCGCCCGCTGCGGCGCCGGCCCGCACCTACATCATCAAGGTCGAGGGCGGCACCGGCGGCCCGACCGAGATCGAGGCCGCCGTGCGCCGCGCGATCGAACAGGTCGAGCGGGAGCGATCCGCCAACAGCCGCTCGGCTTTCGCCGACGATGCCGACTGGAACGTCTGGTGCTGATGTCCCTTGGGATGTTTCCCTTCTCGCTCGACACCCTCGCCCATGAGGATCTGACCCGCCGCACCGCCTGGCGCCATGCGACGTCGCAGCGCATCGGCCAGCGCGATGCGACGCAGTTTGTCGGCCCTGGGGAGGAAACGGTCTCGATTGGCGGCACCGCCTATGCGGAGCTGACCGATGGCCGACTATCGCTCAACCAGCTGCGCACCATGGCGGACAGCGGCGACGCCTGGCCGCTGGTCGACGGCGCGGGCATGATCTTCGGCGCCTTCGTCATTCAGACCCTCGACGAACGCCACAAGGCGCTGTTCGCCGATGGCACCCCGCGCGCGACCGACTTCCAGCTCGAGCTGCTGCGCGTCGACAGCGAGCAGCCGGCATGATCGCGAACATCCCTGACTATCGGGTCGAAGTGGACGGCGTCGACATAACGCCGCGCCTGCGCGACCGCGTGCCGGCCAACCGAAACCGCCCGCGCCTGATCTCGCTGGGCATCACCGACAAGCGCGGCAACGAGGCGGATCAGCTCGACCTGGTGCTCGACGATAGCGACGGCGCCTTCAATCTCCCGCGCACCGGCGCTGTGATCCGCGTGCACCTGGGATGGAAGCAGGGCAGCGACGTGACGGTCGGCCTGGTCGACAAGGGCACCTTCATCGTTGACGAAGTGTCCCACACCGGCCCGCCCGACGTCATCACCGTCCGCGCTCGCGCCGCCGACTTCACCGGCGCGATGCGCGTGCGCCAAGAACGCAGCTGGCGCGGCACCACGCTAGGCGCGATCGTCGCCGACGTTGCCCGTGCGCATGGCCTGACGCCCCGCTGCGCGCCCGCACTGGCATCGATCGCGGTCACCACCAAGGCGCAGAGCCGGGAAAGCGACCTCGCCTTCCTGCGCCGCCTGGGGCGCGATCACGACGCCGCCGCCACCATCAAGCGCGGGAACCTGGTGCTGGCGCCGCTCGGTAAGGCGGCGACCATCTCCGGCGTCAGCCTACCGACGCTGACCATCCATCGCCGCCATGGCGATCGGCACGATTATCAGGTGCAGAAACAAGAGGAGGTCACCGGCGTCACCGCCAGCTGGCATGATCGCGGCGCCGCGAAGAAGAAGACGGTCACGGTCGGCAAGACCGACGGCGCTCGCAAACTGTCTCGCACCTATGCCAGCGAAGCCGACGCCCAGTCAGCGGCAGCGGCCGAGAGCCGCCGCGCCGCGCGCCAGCCCCGCACGCTGGCGCTGAACCTTGCGCTAGGCCGCGCCGACATCAAGCCGGAACAGCCGGTGACCGTCGTTGGCTTCAAGCCCGTGATCGGTGCCGAGCGCTGGGTCGTAAGCGAGGTGTCTCACGCGCTCGGCGATCGAGGGTTCCAGACGCAGGTGACGCTCCAGATTAGGTAGCGCCCATAAAGCTGACTGTCTGAAAGCGTCCAACATCAGCCGTTCACGAGGCCGCTCGGCAGCTGAACCTGGGCATCCATTCAGGTGCTGTTGCGCTCGTGGGCTGGAACGGCCGCTTGCATTCGTCCTGTTCGTGTGGCGGATTGAGCCCATGGGATACTATCTTTGGAAAGCTGTGTTGGGTCGGACGCCGAAAGTGCCGATCACCAAAGCCGAGTATGATCTCTTGCGAACGTCTTGGATCACACTCGGTGTCATCGCATCTATCGAAGAAGAATGGGATAGCTTGATCCAAAACTACATCGAGCTTGAGTTGGAATTAATACGTTCAGCGATGAACACGATGGTGTTAAGCCACGAAGGCTATCACGAGGCCAACCAGACGCGGCTCGGCTTTGCGCGCAGACTTTCCAACTTACTGCACTCTTGCAAATCGTATATCGACCACACGCCGCACCACTTGAAGAAGCTGACGACCGCAGGATTGGAATCGGCCTTCAAGACAGCAACCAGCGCTGCCTATGATGCCAATGGCAGCTATCGGTTCATGGAGGCACTACGAAACTACGCGCAACATCGTGGTTTGCCTTTGCACGGCGCGACCTTCGACTCCGGATGGACCGGCAGCTTTGCCGGTGGCGAACAAGACAAGGGGCTGCTCCGTCATTCGTCGTATGCAACCATTGATTTAGCAAAAATCCGGGCCGATAATAAGTTCAAAGCGTCTGTAATGGCCGAGCTGGCGAACTCGCCCGATCAACTCGACGTATCGATACTTGTACGAGAGTACATGGAAGGCTTGGCGCAGGTACACGAGAACGTTCGATCCTCATTTAGAACTGAACTAGATGACGGAAGCGATGCTATACGTACTGCGATTACGCAATATGCGGCGGTGAACGCTGGCGATGTCGTGGGCCTGAGCGTTGCCGAGTTTGATGACGCACAGGGAACCGCCACCACTTATCAAAATATCTTCACAGACTTATCAGATCGGATTCAAAGACTGATGCAACGAAATCGCAACCTTGTAAATTTGCGACTACGTTACGTGTCTAGCGAAATTACACTGAAGCGCCAAGAAAAGCGCGTGACCGCCATCTCGCCCTAAGTGAGCCAAGGGTTGTCGGTCTAGTTGGATGCTCAAGGCGTACCAGCGGCTTCCCACCCAGGTTCTGCCGTTAGTCCCTTAGTCGCCGTTGGAGAGCCTTCCACGCAGCTTCATCCCGGGGAAAAGGATCCGCCAGGGTCGGCGGCTGCGGGGTGGCGCTGAGCCGCGGTCCGCGCTTTCCGCAAGTCCGGCAGCGAATGTGGTGGCCCAGCGCACCTAGCTGCGTGTTCCAGGAGCGGAGCATGGCGTACCGCCAGAAGCGGCGAGCATCGAAAACATGCTCTGCACCACATGAGCAGCGGACACGCAGGTTCGCGCGGTGCTTCGTCAGGTCGCTCAGGCTGTCCAGCCGGGTATTCGCGGACACCTCAGAGCGGCAGCGGCATCTGCCGTGCGTCGTGGGCCGCCTGCGGACGCGCTAAGGCGTCGAGGATCGTCTCAGCCAGTTCGGCCGCGGCTCTCTCGCGCAGGCGCTGGTTGGGCGCCGTGAGCCCCATGCGGGCCCACCCCGGGGCGTGAAGGAGTGTCTGCGCGAGGCTGGAGGAGTCGGGGGTCGTCATGGCCCGCGTTCTCGTCTTGTTCCGCGATTCGTGCAAGCTGCTTTATGGCGCCGTAGGGGCTGCGGGTGATGTTGAAGGCCGGCGCGAGCGTAAAGCAGCTTGCACTCTCACTGCTTCTACAAGCCCTCGTCATGCTCGATGCAGGCGGTAACCCTGGCGTCGAAATAGGCGAGAGCAGCGGCTCTCTTTCCCGCGGGCAGCATCGGAAGCGCGAATGGCGCGGATCTCCCCAGCGCCAGGGCGGCGCCGCAAGCGGTGTCCTCCTCTGTCTGTCGCGAACAAGCGTAGATCGCATCCTCAAGCTGGGCACTATGCACCGCCGCTGAGCAGGATCGAACGGTATCAGCCAAGCTCGGCTCTGCCAGACCGGCGGCCAGGATCGTCAGAAACATCGCGCGCCCTTTCTGTGTGCCGCCTGCCGGCTATGGATTGGCAAAGCTGGCGCCGCTCGGCAAGGCGGCGAACATCTGCGGCGTCAACCTCCGGAGCTCGCCATCTACCGCGGCGACGGCGATCGGCACGACTATCAGCTGCAGAAGCAGGAAGAGGTGACCGGCGTCACCGCCAGCTGGCACGATCGCGGCGCCGCGAAGAAACAGTCGGTGACGGTCCGCAAGAAGGACGGTGCCCGCATGCTGTCCCGCACCTATGCCAACGAAGCGGACGCCAAGGCGGCGGCCGAGAGCAGCCGCGCCGCGCGCCAGCCGCGCACGCTGGGGCTGAACCTCGCCCTAGGCCGTGCCGACATCAAGCCGGAACAGCCGGTGACGGTCGCCGGGTTCAAGCCTGCGTTTGACGCGCAGCGCTGGGCGATCGTGGGCTTTAGACGTAAGTGAAGCTGGAAAGCAGGCAGGACGACGAGTCACCGAAAGAATCGCGAGAATGCCCGAAGCCCGACAAAGTCCGCTGGATTATAATGGGGCCTCCTCATCATCATCCTCATCGAAGAAGCCTGTATCGAAGGCACCAGGAGTCCCCCAGTCCGAGACATCCCCGCCATAATCTTCGCCGAGTTTCTCATATCGCCGTTGGTAGCGCGGTATTCTCGACTCGAACCGAATCGCCCCGGGTAATGTCGCAGAACGGCGCCCGGCTAAGCTCGTCTCGAGTAAATGGTCGATCGTTGGGAGCTCCAGAGCCACGTTTGTTGCCGTTGCATCAAAGAATGAGACGCCAAGATCTCGCAGAATACGGAAATGCGGATCGGCACCTACTGCTGCTTCCGCGCCCGGCAAGGCCCAGCTCTTGCGGATACCGGCTTCATAAACCAGCATCCAATGCTCACCCCGCAGGTCTCCGGCATCTACAGTGCCAGTCCACTCCGAGACTGCACCCCGACCTGTCAGCAGCGTGCGGCTGCGTAGCATCAGAACAAGACAAGCACACAGACTGTTTTCTACCCTAGCCACTGCCCTGGTCGCAGCTTCTCCCAGCCGAATAGATAGCGATCGGCAAAGCCATAACGTCCAAGCCACTTCATAGTGATGATTGTAAGGAGCATGCTCCTCGATCATACTTTCTGCAAAGTATTTTACACGCTCACTAATCTGGTACCCGGCCGCAGCATAGCTACATAGCAACTTAACAACTGAGTCGAGGCAATTTGAGTTTTCCCGAGCCACTCGCAGGAGAAAAGGCTCGTATATGTCCCAGTTTTCCCGAAGTACGAGAGTTCTAGACGTTTTTCGCACCGCAAACGATGCGATACTCTCGTCAGGGAGTGATTTGGAATGTCGAATTACCTCAGTGAAAAAACGCATCAAGTTTCGACGCTGCTCCTCCGGAGAACGTGCGATCCCTAACTGCGTGATATCACCCGGCCAGCTTTCTTCATTGAAGCTAAGCGCATCAACGATCTGCGTTTTGGAGGCGTTTAGCTGTAGACCGAAGTTCAGTACGGCCTCTCGAAGGGCAGCGAGAAAGGCTTCCGCATCAACATGCGAGCGGAAGCAAAGAAAAAAGTCGTCCATGTAGCGATAACCGCCAACAACCCGCCCGAAATTAACAGAGCCGACGTGCTCCTCGATTGCGCACAAGATCAGTTCGGATATGATACGCGAACTGTCGGGTCCCACGGGAATACCGATGGTCTGACCATCTTGGCAGGCACGTAACAGCGCATCGAGGCGGTTACCGTACATTGCGGGATCGGCTGGGTTGCGATTACGCTTCGCAATCCTTTTACCATGCAGAGCCCATGGAATCGAGTGAGTGTAAATAGCATGATAGAAGCTAAGTACATCAGTTTGGAGAATGGCGCGAGCCGTTGCATACGCCTGAATGCGTTTCTCGCTGAGTAGTGAAAGTTTTGGCATGTTCACAGCCCGCTTCCCAACCGCCTCGATTTTGGCTGGTGTAAGGCTTATTGATGAGCGGTCGTATATGCGCTCAAAGTCGTCTTGGTGGTCCGTGATTGCGGAAGAAAGATAGTACTGATTTACAGGATTGGGCACACCGAGCATCCGCCTAGAGTGTCCTTTACGCGCCATGTCAAACTGCGCATAGTTGCTGACCGGTGGATACGCCCGACGCTGCTGCGCGTTGAGTCCAGCTTCATATTCCCCCCATATTCGGGAAATATCGGCGATCTTTTCGGCGAAGTTCCTACTGGTGAATGGGGGCGGCAGCTCCTTGGGCAAATAGCCGCGAGCTAAGAGCGCCTCCAGGCGTTCATCCCGTGTCACCAGAAGAGCTCCCCTTCAGCGCAGCACCGTTGATCATCGAACCCCAAAGAAGGACGACCCGCTGCCACCGGACGCGGAGCCGCATGATCATCAGGATCTCGCTGACAAACAGCGCACCAGTTGCATCTTGTCGGTACATTTACCGTGCTAGGCGCCGCGCCCCAGCTTCCACAGCAACCGCTTCCTCCATGCACTCGGCATAGCATGCCGCCCACCGGTGCTCGTCCTCACAGATGACGCCATCGGCGGCGATCACCCGCTGCACGTACTGCGTCAGCACCGCCCGAGAGGTGCTGCTGTGCGCGTACTGCCGGATGGCGCTTTCAAACACCTCGCCATCGGGCGCGAGCCGGCGGGCGTGCGCGACGATCCGGTCGAGCGGCGGTGATCCTTCCCACTCCTTCCGCAGCCACAGCGAACAGATGAAATCTTCGATCGTCTGCGTCTCCAGCGGGTGCCATTGGCCGTCGCAACGCGCCATGAACGCCAGCACGTTCAAGCCGGCGACGATCAGCGACTTTCGCGGCGATGTGGTGTCCCACATATCCGCCAGCGGCTTGGCTGCGCTGACCGTAAAGCGCTCGAAATAGGAACCGTCGCCGAGCGAGGCTCCCGTCTCCGCGTCGCATACCTCCATGATCCGGTCGCAGCGAAAGAGCTTGTAACGCCTGGAGTTGCCGCAGATCGCGCCGACGGACGCGTTGCCGCCGATTGTGAGATAGCGACGGCAGGTTATCAGACGCTCGGTGACCGCACCGTCTTTATCCGCATATTCGATGACGCACATGAACCCGGCAATCGCCTGCGGTTCGTCCGAATCTGTCGGCGCGTCGGGAAGCGTGTCGACGTCCTCGCAGTCCAGCAACGCCGTGAGACCAGGCGGCAGAACCGCCTCCTTAACCGCGAACTCCTGAAGTGCCCCCATGCTCCCCCCTATCGTCGCCCCTTAGAAGCCCGCTGCTTCACCCCAGGACGTGTTCGAACATCGCGTCGCGGGCAGCGTGTTTGCCGCCGCTTTCCTACAAGACCTCGCATGGCCAAATGCGAACGGAATAGGAACACTCATCGAGCCGCTCTTGAACGAACCCGTCTTCCGAACCGCCCCTGGCTGCGAGCTTGCCTGCCTACGCTGCGAGGTCATGTGCGCGATCCTCGCTGGGACGCGGGATGATCTGTGGCGGGAGGTGGAGGCGCTGCATCGGGAACGGTCTCTGGCGCCGTCGCCTCGGGCGGAAGAGCGGTTGCAAGCCGCGCTAGGCCATTTGGAAGCCGCTGAGCGAGAATTCGCGCGAGCTCGTCCACTGGCGCCGTTCGATCGAGCGGCCGAAGCAGCCCTTCGAACATGCGCGCCAAAGCGGCCTCACTAGGCAGCATCACTGACATAGGGATTACCTGCGCGGCTGCGGGTGCCGCGCCTGCCGGCACGTCATCAACGGCCCGCCGGACCCAAGAGACCCACATGGGTACCGTCTTGAGGCGTCCATTCTCGAAAGCTGACACCGCTTGTTGGGTCAGCGAGATCGGAACGCCCGCTTCGGCAGCCTGCTCAACGGCTACGCGAGCCACATCAGCCGCCGTCCAGCCACGCCGCTGGCGCTGAGCGCGAAGCCACGCGCCTTCTTCCTCAACCGTGCTCACAGCTAGAGCTTACAAACAAATTTGTACAAGCGTCGTACAAACGGCTTGTATTCTGCTTGTATCGTTTGTACGCCGATTGCCATGGAACATGACGCTAGCATCCAAGCTTTTAAGCGTGCGGTCGGTTTGGCGGGCAGCCAAACTGCCTTCGCGAAGGCAACTGGCGCCTCTCAGCAGCTGATCTCTTACTTGCTGAAGCGGAAGCGCCCCCTATCGGCGAAGTACGTCCTCAAGGCGGAGGCTGCCTTCGGCGTTCCTCGTCATGCGCTGCGTCCCGACATCTACCCCACCGACCCTGTTTCCGCCTCTGACGCTCCAGCCGTAAAGCCAAGCGCACCGGTCGTCGCGTCGAAAGCAAACGCCGCTTTCTATGGGAAGCGCCCCTGATGGCACCGCGGACGCCCGACACTGCGGCAGACGCCGTGCTGCAGATTGCCGGCCGCATCGGCTATCCAGCGGCGGCGGCGGTCGTGGGCCGCTCGGTCGCGTGCATCCGCGACTGGACGAACGAGGCGACGACCTCCTGCCCTGGCTTCTCTCATGCGATCGCCCTCGACGCCGCATACCTCGCGTCCGGCGGCGAGAACGCGCCGCTGCATGACGCCTATGCGGCGCAGCTCAAGATCACGGTCGAGGATCGCACCGCCTGCGCGCGTGCCCTCTCAAGCGAGGTGGCCACGGCCGCCCGCGAATGTGGCGACCTGATCGCCGCCAGTTTGTCGGTCTGCCAGGCCGGCCACAGCCCCAACGATGTGCAGCGCGCATTGCTCGAAGCCGACGAGGCCGAGACTGCCGTCGCAGCCATCAAGCGCCGGCTGTTCAGTTTCCTCAGGACCGGCGCGGGGCCGGTCGGGAAAGCCGGGGGTTCCCACCAATGAGTCGTACCGCGCGTCCGCGCCAGCCTTCCTTCGATTGCCCACACTGCCGATCGCGCGCGATCGTCCGCAGCAGCGCGCAGGTCACCAGCCTGGTGCGCGAGCTGGACTATGCCTGCACCAACCACCGCTGCGGCCACACCTTCGTCGCGCAGCTGGAGGCGGTTCGCACCATCGTGCCCAGCGCGACGCCGAGCGCAGCCGTCCACCTGCCCTTCGGCAACCGCAACCTGGGGCCGAAGCGCCTGCCGGTACCGGCCAACGACGATACTCGCGAACCGGCAAATGAGGACGGCCCCAGCGCCGCCCAGGCGCCCGATCCCATGAGCGGCTGATCCGCGGCGGCCCCCGCCGCCCTCCCGCTCCTCCCCGACTGCCCTGTTCACCCGGCTTTGCACCCCGCTGCCGGCATCGCCCCCGCTTTGCCCTGTTCCCGAAAGGATGCCCCATGCTGCACCGTCACGCCTTCGCCACGCCGCCGCGCAAGCGGTTCCTCCCCCGCATCCCCGACGCGCAGCCGCTGACGCCAGAGGGCTATCTGCGCCTGCGCCGCAAGGCCGCTGGTCTTGAGATCCGCGACCTGGCCGCGCGCCTGACGGACCTGCGCACCGCGTTGGTAGAGGCCGGCGAACTGCCCGCCGGCATGCTCGTCGGCGGCGGTGACATCGTCTCGCTCCTGGTCATGCTTGAGGCGCCGGGCGTCCGCGCCCGCATGCGCGAGACGCTCGACGCGATCGCCACGGTGATGCCGTTCGATGCCGACGTCTACCAGCAGCTCGCTGATGCAGACCAGCGTCGCCATCCGCGCGTCTGCCGCGGCTGCGGCACCTCGGCCCACGATCATGACATGCCCAGCTGGGCGACGGCGACCAGCTGCACCCGCTGCGATCCCGCTGGAGAGGGGCTGTGACCGCCCGCCGTGTTCTCAAGCGGCGGGAGATGACCCGCCGCACCTTGCGTGCCCTGGTGATCGCCGGTGGCATCGTGGTGGCGATGCTCTGCATCCCGGCGCTCATCGTAAAGACGTTCGCCGATGCGAAGGGTCAACGGTGATGGGCGCGCGCGTCGCTGGGGAGAGCGAGCCTAAAAACAGGCTCAGCATGGGCGATCGTGCCCGCCGCATAACGCTGCTGCGGGAGGCGGCCGACCTGTTCGGCACAGCCCGCGCCGCAGCTGCACTCGGCATCGAGCGCCGCTCGTTCCGCGCCAAGCTCGAGGCGAGCCGCGGCGTTGCGGTCCACGACTTGTACGCCATCGCAGATGGGCTCGATCGCCACGCAGCCGCTGCGGCCGCGCACGCCGCCGCCATCCGCGACAACCTGAAAGATCGAAAGGATACCGCATGAGTGCGGAATTCGACCCGCAGGCGCGCCTGCAGAGCAAGGCCGGCATCTGCGCGTACCTCGGCCACATCAGCACGGCGACCTATGACATATGGGCGCAGAAGGGCCTGGTGCCCGGCCCCGTGCGCGGCACCAACCGCTACGACGTGCGCGCGCACGACCAGCTGCTCGACCGCCATGCGCGCCTGGACGCCGGCACCACCACCCTCTCGCCGCTCGAACAGTGGGAGGTGGAACATGCGCGTGCCGCTTAAGGGGGTCTACGCCAGTAAGAAGAAGCTCGCGGACGGCACGCGCCGGACCTACTACTTCCTGCGCGGGTTCGGCGCCATCAAGCCGCTTGAAGGGGACGAGGCCGAAGAGTTCGCGCCCGGCACCCCTGCGTTCATGCGGGCCTTCCACGCAGCGATCCAGGCGCCCCGCATCGCCCGCACCCACGGCACCCTGCAGGCGATCATCGACGGATACCAGCGGTCGCCCCAGTATCTGAAGCTCGCGCCCAGGACGAAGCGCGACTACGACGCCGCGCTGCTGCGCATCGGCGAGCGGTTCGGCAACCACCCACTGGCGGTGATCGAAGACCCGAAGATCCGGGTGCGCTTTCTCCAGTGGCGCGACGATCGCGCCAAGACGTCTGCGCGCCAGGCGGACGCCGTGTTGGGCGTGCTCCGCATCGTGCTGGAATGGGGTCGCGATCGTGGCCTATTGATGCACAACCACGCCACGCGCCCGAAGAAGGTCTACAAGGCGGATCGCGCGGACAAGCTTTGGCTGCCGCCCGACATCGCAGCGCTACGGGAAGCCGCCGAGCCTGAAATTAGGCTCGCCTTCGAACTGGCGCTGGGCACCGGCCAGCGTAAGGGCGACCTCCTGGCGCTGCCGTGGACGGCCTACGATGGCCAGCGCATCCGGCTGCGCCAAGCCAAGCGCAACCGCATGATCGACATGCCGGTCACGCAGTCGCTGAAGGCGCTCCTCGATGCGCAGCCGCGCACCGCCAAGACGATCCTGACCCGCAACGGCAAGCCGTGGGGAAAGGTCAACTTCGATCACCGCTGGCGCGAGACGGTCGTGCGCGCCGGTCGCGACGGGCTCCACTTCCACGACCTGCGCGGCACCGCCTGCACGATCTTAGCGCAGGCCGGCGCCACGCCATCGGAAATCGCCGCCATGTTGGGTTGGACCGTCTCCACGGTCGCCCGGATGCTCGATCTCTACCAGGCCATGACCGCGTCGCTGAGCGATTCGGCGGTCGCAAAACTCGAAGCGCGCAACGCGCAGTTGCGGAACGAGGTGCGGAACGCGCCCGAAGCGCACACCGGAAAAGAGGTATAA